CTCAGAGACCCATCTGACGTGGCGCTTGTCTTTATCGCAACAAAATTATCAAGAATGGTGGAAAGTCCAGAGCGCGAAGATTCGTATCTCGATCTCATTGGATACGCCACTATCTTATCTTTTTGCCGATTCAGTTCACCAGAAGATTGGGACGACATTGAGCTTGACTCGCAATCATAATCAGCATCAATGGTGCGACTATTGCAAGATGCGCTGGGGACAAATGAAAGATGGGACTTGGCATCACAAAGCCCAAGTGCCAGCGATATGGAAGGTGCAATCTGAAACGCCAACGAGGCGGATGCAGGTGCGCTTTTACTGCCAACCTTGTGCCAATGAGGCACAGAACTGGCCAGACGGAACGTTTTGGTCATTAAAAGAACAACTAGAAGCTGCGATAGATGATTTCGCAGGTAGGGAGCAATTAGATGTCAAACTATCTTGATGATTATGTGAGTGTGCAGGATCGCTTAAAGGAGTTCATAAATGCCTATCCGGACTATCGGATTAAAACGCACGTCTTGGAAGAATCGCTTACTCCTAATTGCGATGTCTATATTGTTAAGACTGAGTTATACCGGACTGAGGCTGACGCTGCGGCTTGGACAACTGGTCTATCGTCGGAATCAAAGCAGAAGCAATACGCCCTCGAATTGGCGGAAACTGGAAGTTTGGGACGCGCACTTAACCTCGCTGGGTACTTTGCTAAACCTAACCAAACGCCTAAGAAGCCAATTCAAACAACAAAGCCAGCTCTTGCTGAATTCGTCAAAGAGCAAAGACCAAACGACCCTGAGCCGATTGTCTGGGATGTCAGCGCTATTGCGGAAGAACTCGGAGCCGAAGTAATTGACGAGATTCCAATTTGCAATCACGGCCCAATGATCCTGAAACAAGGCAGCAAAGAGGGCAAGGAATATCGAGGCTGGGTCTGCACCGAGCGCGATAAGTCTCGTCAATGTCCGGCTAAATGGATGAAAATCGGATCAGATGGCAAGTGGGCGTTTCAGAAGTGATTAATGAAATGCACCCGTTCAAATGTGGGCCTTGCAAGAAGGTGACACCCCATCACTACATAACCAAGTATGAATCAGAAATTGAGCCTGATGCTTGGGTCTGGTTGATGGAGTGTCAGAATTGCTTCGAGCAGCGCTTGTTTGATCCAATTGACAGGGTGATTAGTCGGGAAGATGAGATAACGCGCTGCGACCAATGCGGCAATTACAAGATGAAGGCAGCTAAATGCCGAATCTGTAAAATAGCCGATGGGCAAGAGCGTATTAAAGAGCGCTATTGGAACGGCAATTCCACCTTAGAAAGGTTCATAGATGCCGATATATGAGTTCAAGTGCGATAAATGCGAAGCCATTAAGGACGTTGCACTTGGATTCGATATGCCCAAAGAAGTCACCTGCGACAAGTGCGGCGTTGTGATGTGGCGAGTATGGACGCCAACACCGACACATTTCAAAGGCGATGGTTGGGCTGGTAAGAAGTAATGGCTAAGCCTCATTCACTTAAATACATAAAGCAGCTACTTGAGTGGGGCTTTGACAAAGAATTTATCGCCCGAGATATGGGGGTAAATTTAGCATCATTAGAAGTCCGGTTAAACAGAGCAAAGAAAAGGGAGCAAGATGGCAATCAAGGATCTAAGTCTGAAACTAGCGGCGATTAGCCTGCTGGCAGACCAAGCAAAGCGCCTGAAGGACGAGTTGAGGGCTGAGTTACAAGCTGAGATGAATGAGCTCGGCGCTGATCGGGTAAAGGCTGAACTAGGCGATGAAGTGGTTGCCTATATAACGACCAGTAAGCCGAAGTTTAAGTGGGTCGTTAAGTCAGATAAGAAGTTTATTGATTGGGTAAAAGCCAATATCCCGAGTGAAATAGTTGAATCGGTAAGAGAATCGTCAGTTGATGCGATATTGGATAAATTTAATTACGTTGATGAGTTAGTTATTGATCCAAATGGCGAAGCAATTGATTGGTTGGAAGGTAGCCAGTCAGAGCCATTCTTAATGACTAAATTTCACGGAGATGGACGTGAGAAGCTAAGAGAAGCCATAATTGGATTAAATGGAAGCCAAGAAATTGATGTGAGAAAGGTGTTGGAACTGGAGTAAATACTATAAAAACTTGTCCAAATAGTGAGATGATAGGAAAGTTGATGCGTAAGATACTTGACAAGGCGGTTACACTCCGTCTAAGGCGGGGCCCGAAGGCAGCCCGTAGCCGCAGCGTAAGGGGCGCCCTTTGCCTATCGCTGATGCTGTCGGCGTTAATGCTGATCCCAATTGATTCATCTAAAGCAGATATGAATTTGAAGCTTTATGCTTATAACCTTCTTACTTGGCGAGAGTTTCAATGCTTTAACTGGCTTATTCATAATGAATCCAGATGGAATCCAAAGGCTAGAAATGGCTCTCACTATGGGCTGGGCCAAATGCGTTCGACTTGGTACCGAGACTTAAGCCCACAAGCACAAATCAAAGCTTCTATCAAATACATTCATCACAGGTACAAAGATAGTTGCGATGCACTCAATCACTTCGAGACTAAAGGCTGGCATTGAGTAAGCGCTATCACTCTGCCTACTATCAGCGAGTCCGTAAAGAAGTATTGGAACGCGATTACTACACTTGCCATTACTGCGGCCAAGAAGCCAACACAGTAGATCACGTGATACCAATAAGTAAGGGCGGCACAGATGAAGCTACCAATATGGTCGCAGCTTGTATCAAATGCAACAGCGGTAAGCGCGATCGTATGACCCCCACGTTTTTTGTGCGCACAAGCGGACCCACGACCCCCATCGGGAAGATTTTCCCTGAAAATGGCTCGGCTGTGCATTATTTGGAAGAAAATGGAATTTAATGGAGCAATCCACAGAGATCGCCCGAGTTAGGGACGAATCGGCTTACCGAGGTGTGCCAAACCCTCGAATTCACACAAAACTAAGCGATTTACCCTCTCACGGCGAGCAGATGATCAAATTCTGCGAGGAAATCGGGTACGAATTGCTTCCTTGGCAGCAATGGCTTGCCCACCACTCGCTTAAATACAAGCCAGACGGCAGATGGGCGCACCCAGTTGTCACCCTTTTGTGCGCGCGTCAGCAGGGCAAATCAACCTTTATGGCGCTTCAAATCCTGTTTAGAATCTACGTTTTGAAAGAAAAATTACAAGTCCACACAGCTCACAAACTAACAACCTCAGCTGAATTATTTTACAAAATCTACGGAATCATCGAGCAAACTCCCCGACTAGCCGCCGAATTCACTAAGAAGCTGGAAAGTAAGGGATTTCAGGAATTGCAATTTACCGAAGGCCGCCGATATATCGTCCGAGCCAATAACTCAGCCGGTCGAGGTATTGCCGCGCCCGAAACCATTCACCTAGACGAAGCTCGCGAATACAAAGACGAAGATGTCTGGTCTGCCTTGCGTTACACCCAGATGGCTAGTCCCAATCCTCAAATATGGGTTTATTCAAATGCCGGAGATCAGCACTCGATAGTCTTGAACAAATTACGCGAGCGAGCCTACGCTGCCATTCACGGCGGCTCTGATGATATTGGCTGGTTCGAATGGTCGGCCCCGAATGGAATTAAATTCGATAACTCATCAGACTTCTGGCTAGGTGTCTGCCAAGCCAATCCGTCACTTGGTTACACAGTTCACCCTGACAATATCCGCGCCGTCTTGTCAGACCCCGAAGATATTGTGCGCACAGAAGTTTTATGCCAATGGGTTGACACCATCAATCCAGTCATTAACCCTTCTCAATGGGAATCTTGTCGAGTCGAGGGTCTCAGACTTGATCCCGAGAAGGACACCTGGCTGGCTATTGATCTCAGTCCGGATAGAAAGCAAGCGGCGCTAGTCGCTAGTCAGAAGCTCGAGGGAGATCAGTTCCAAGTTATTCTTCTGCAAACTTGGCACAATCCGTCTAATCTCGACGACAAGTCTCTGGCTAATGATTTAGCCGATTGGGTGCGTAAGTATCCAGTCCAACTCGTTGCCTATTCAGCGAGAACCGCTTCAGCCGTTGCTGCGCGATTAGCACCGGCAGGAATTCGGACTGAGCCGATAGATGGTCTCGACTACGCCCAAAGCTGTGATGAGTTACTGGGAGCAATCTCATCTCAGCGGTTAGTTCACTCGGGACAAGATGAACTGACTAAACAATGCCTATCCGCTGTCAAGTTGCCTTTCGGTGACGGCGGATGGGTAATGGGCCGTAAAGTCTCAAATGCAATTATCTGTGGAGCTGTCGCATCTGCTATGGCAACTCATTACGCCACTAAATCAAATGATGGTGCGGATATAGTCATCTTGTAACACAAACCCTTTACAATAAAGGCTCAATGGGTGCTATCAGAGATTTCTTCTTTCCACAAGT